TATAAAATCTTTATAGTTATTTGACCAGTTAGTAACTTCTAATATAGTTTTTTGTGATTTAGCTTCTTGCCAAATATTATCACCATATTCAAATGCAATATTTCCTATAAATTCTTTTGCATAATCTTTAAATCTATTAGGAGCTTCACTAACAAGAGAGTCTCTATAACTATTAGTTGCTTTTGTAAAACCATCAGGATCTTCAAAATGTACTCTTGAAAGATTTAATAATGCTTCTCTACTTTTTAATTTAAAATCTGTTTTCCAAGCTACTTCTTCTATATTAGCTTGACGTTCTGCAAATACATCTAATACCTTAGATGCACCTTCAGCTGCTAATCCTAAAGGAGTTCCTACATTAGCTGCATCTACTACACCCATTCTGCTCTGTATAGAGCTTACTGTTGCTTTATTTTGTTTTTCGCCTGATGTTAATGCCATTAATAATCGCTTCCATAACTAGGATCAAAGTTTTCATTTGTTGGTGTTTTAAATGTACTTTTAGTATTAGTGCTTGTTGATCCATAATATTTATAATTTCCATAACCATTTACTAAACTAGCTATAGCAGAAGTATATCCACCAAATGTTACTGCCTCCATTCTAGCTTGGTTTTCAAATGCCATTTGTCTATATTTTAAATTAACTGATTTTCCCATAAGTCTAATATCAGCTATATCTTTATTTCTATTTTGTATAATTTGTTTATTCATATTTAAAAAAGACATACTATCATCTGCATATCCAGCTATAGATTGATATGCTAAGTTATTAGCTTTTTCTTTTTCAGAGTACTGCCTTCTTGCATTTTCTTCTTGTGCTGCTGCTAATGCAGCCATTTTAGATTCTGTTTCTAATCTATATTTTTCTCTATTTAATGCAGATTGTTGTGATTTCATAGATGAAACCGTACCTACAGCTGTAATACCAGCTGATATTAACATTAATGTTGATGCACTAATTTGGCTCATGCGAATTGTATCTCCATTGCTAAACCTAATACCTTTAATGGTAATGGGCTATCTTGCGATATTGTTATTGTTGGTGATTTACTATATCCTAAAAAGGTAAATTCTTTCTTACCACCAGAAGATGATAAATCACTACCTATAGTAAAATCGGCTTGTTGTATTATTAATTCTTTAGAAGTTAAATCAGCAGCTTTCATAGTTACATCTAACCCTCCAGAAATATCTATTATAGCTTTATTAATCCTTCTTGGTTGTCCTGTCAATGGCCCAGTATCAATTTCTTTATCAATAGGCATTGTTTCTAATATAGGTGTAAAGTTATATCCTACTCTAACACCAGTAATTTGAGGAGCATTATTTAAAGTAATTCTGTTATTACTATCTACTGTATAAGAACCTAACGCACCATTTCCAAAAACAGCTTCTACAACATTAGTTGGTTCATAAATACTATTAACAGTATGAATAAAACCTTTTACTATTGTAATTACAGCATTATCTGTTGGACTTGCTGCTAAATCTTTATCTAATTGTAATCTATATTCATTAGTTCCTAATTGTGTTACAGCTTGAATTGCATATTCAGTAGCATTTCCAGCTATAGTAAATGTTTCAAGAATAGATGGTGCAGTAGTAATTCCATCAATAATTATACTACTACCAGTTTGACTACCACCTTTGACTAATGGTGTTCCTTTTTGAAACACAGTTGTTGTTGTACTACAATCTAAAGTTATAGAATCATCATTACCGAATTTTTCTAACAAATATTTAGTTCCTGATGGTAATATTCTTTTGGTAACTACAAATAAAAATTCATTAATAGATGTAATACTGTGAAATTTATCATTTGTTTTAGTATTCCAAATAGTCCAACCAGCTATTTTCTCATCTCTAATACTATGAAAGATAGCTATTTGACCATCTAAATTAGTTCCACTATTTAAAAAAAAAGCAAATTGCTCTGGTCTTTCTTCGTTACCAGTCATCATTGTAATATCTTTAGGATTATCAATTACTTGAGATGAAAGTACAGAAATACTATTTGATTTATAAGCCTGTTCTAAATCAGAAAAAACGTACTCACGAATTGATTTGCCATTTTTAGATGTAAATATTGTAGCACCATCAAAAGGTATTGGTCTTGATCTATTACATCCATAAGGTGTTTGTCTAAGGAATGCTATACTAGCTGGTGTAATAGCACTGTCATTACTTTGAGGAATATAATACTCACCTGAATCTGTAAAAATTTGTAAGTTTCTACCAGATATTAAATGTCTAATTTCGTTTACTGTATCAGCTGTAATGTTTACATTAATAGCTTCATTAGCTAATCCTGTTCCTAAATCAAAACTAAAATATCCACCTATTTCAGAAGCAATAATAACTGAAGGATTATCTCTAACACCACCAAACCAAAGTCTATTATCGTGAAATGTAACTGCTTGTGGAAATCCTCTAACAGTAGATATTAATTGTTCTTGCCAATCAGCATGAGGGCCAGTAGAGACTGTATCTTCTAAAACAGTAACAGTTACTTCAGTAGCACTTGTATATCCAGTTACAAAAACTTGTTTACTATTTACTGTTAAATATGTGTTTACATAACTAGCACTAAAAGCACTAGCACTAGCTGTTAATGTTCTTCCTGTGCCAGTAGCATGAGCAGATAAAGTAACAGTAATAGCAGTATCTGCATATTTGTAAAATGGTTGTAATGTTTTATTTGCTCCACCTACACTTACACTATCATCTTCTTCAAATGTATATAAACTAACTGCAAAAGTAGATGCTCCAGTTCTTTTAATTTGAACAATAGGATTACTTCTATGACAAATAAAAACTGTATCAGCAAACTGAGCATAACTTAATTCAAATAATTGTGCCGTAGTCCAGTTACAGTTTGAAGTAATATTACTAGCTATTGCCGTACCACTAGAGTTATAAACATCTAATCTATTATTAGATAAAGCAAATACAGCTACTTCATCTTCTGCAAATATAAATGGAATTATTCTAGATTCTGCTGGTAACTCTGCTGTAAATTGTGTTGCTGGTCTACGCATAACACCACCTTCATCTAAGAGATACCAGTTCTTACATTGTCTAGCACCTTCAAAGTATGCTTTAGCATCTGTTCTAGCGTTTAATAAAGGATTAAGTTCTCCAGCTGAAAAGTTGGTAAATACTTGTCTGACTTTTCTTGGCATTAGTAATTAACAAGTCCACTTCGACTGCTCCTTCTTTCAGCTATGAATCTAGTAGTATTTAACTTTTTAGTAGTAGTTTCTAGAGATGCTATATTTCTTGCTCTAATAATTTGTCTTTCTGCTTTAGCTTCATAAGCATTAATCATAGATGCATCTCTACCTAATGATCCACCAAATGCACTAGCTAATCTATATATTAAAGCTAGTCTAAAATAAGTTGGGAACAAAGATTCATCTTGTCTAAATACATAGTCCATATAAACTTTACTTTCAGATCCATATCCATTCAAATAAATTTTATCTTCATATCTTGAATAGGGTATTGGATTATCATTATTAGTTACAGTTACTATAGTAATAACAGCTGGGTTTGCTGGCATCTGATATGCATATTCATATCTTGATGTTGGAGCATCAGCTAATAAAGATAATTGTTTTTGGCCCATAGCAAAACGCCATGAACATTCTGATAGTGTAGATTCAACTACTTCTTCATAAATAGTATTTGTAATTAATGCTTCTGTAGAGTTATCAGTAAAAGATGATATAGGATTAGCTCCTACTAATACTAACGCTCTTGAGGCAATGTCTACTTTAGTTACTGCCAATATTAAAACCTAGTACTTGAAATTAAAATATTTTTATTACCTCTTTCGTTTAATCCTTGAGGCATAACTATATTCAAATTTTTTCCTTGTATTGTTGTTATTCCATATTTAACATTTAAATATCCAGCTATTTTTGAAAATTCTTTGAATTGTTTTCTAGGATTTTCACTTAAAATAATAGAATCTAATATTGCAATACCTTTTCTAACTTCATCTAAATCTTTACCACTAATTTGTTTTGTACTAGCAAAAAGATTATTATTAGCATCTTTAAAACTAGTTACATAACTACCATTAGCATCTTTTTTTATTTCTATCTTTGAATCTTGAGGTGTAGATGATTTTAATAAAGAAGCTGTTAATCCAACAGTTGCGGCTGCTCCTAAAGCACCACCAATTATTCCACCTTTTTTTAAACCCTGTATTGGATCTTTTGATATACCAGCGCCTATACCAGCACCAACACCAGCACCCATAAGAGTAGGAGTTGCAGCAGTTGCTAAACCAACAGCACCAGCACCTAAAGCACCAGCAGCACCTACTTCTTTAGCTGTTCTAAGATTTTTTCTAACATTTGGGCCTACCTTTCTACGAGCAGATACAGATGCAGTTCTAACAGCTTTTTTTGTTTTATCTAAAACTGGTTTTGCTTTTTCTTTAATTTTACTAGCAGTTTCTTTAGTTTTTTCTACTGTTTTTTTTGAAACTTCTTTTGCTTTTTTAACAGTTGGTTTTGCTTTAGCTACTGCACTAGTTACTGCAGCAGATTCAGAAACTTTTTTTGTGTTTACTTTTACTGCTTCTTTTAATTTATTAGTTTGTTTTGTAGTTACATTAATTGCTTTTTTAAGCTTTTTATTTTTTAGTAATTTTTTTGCTAATGCTTTTGCTGCTATACCTATTGCCATTTTTTATCCTTTTATCAGTGGGGGATTACTCCCCCACTTCTTAATTGTATTATGCTAATATTACAGTTGTAACAGTAGAAGCACTTGAAGCAGATACAATTAAAATATCTACTACAGCATTTGATCCACCACTATTTACAATAATAACATCTCCAGCAGTTAAATCACCATTAGATAATAAGAAATAATCTGCATCATCTATAGTTCCAATAGCATCTCCGTCTGTGTAATACCATAAAGAATTAGTATCACCCATTTGAGTTGCTTTTTTAACAGGATTGTCTAGTGCATATGCCATTAATTACTCCTATTCTGCACACTTCTGTACGCGAATACCATTGGTGTCAATTAAGATTGAACCCATTGATAGGTATGATGTTAATAGATGAGCTACTTTCTCAGGAATGTAGTTTACTTCAGTTCTTACTTCTGAACCTACGCCTAAACCCATTGAGGATTTATGCCAACAAATAGTATGTCTATCTGTTGATCCAGATGTATCAAGACCTGAGTGAACGAATGTTAAGAATCCTAAGAATCTTTTAGCTGTGTAATTCATTCCAGCAAAAGGTAATTGACCTGGGCCAATATAGTCAAGGTTTGACCAGTTATCTTCTGCTAATAAATCACCCCATTGATTTGGGCCAATTGCCCAATATCTTTGGTCATCATCAGGAACATCATTGTTTCCAAATAATGCTTGCATATCTTTAAATTTAGCTACATTCATATCAGTTGCTACAGTTGTACCATTTGCACCAGCGTTGTTTGCTAATGTAGTAGCAGAGGACATTGCTGTTGTAATGATACTGTCAGTCTTACGACCAAGAGCATAAGCTGCGTTGTTTGCAATTACTGCTCTTTCGTCAATGTTGGTTTTCAACTCGTCTAATTTATCCACATAGTCAGATGCATAGTAGTCAGCAAGTGTTGCTGTTACATTTGTGTGTGAAATGTTCATCGCTACAACCTCAGCGTGTCTAGCTTTAGTTGTTGCTTCTCCTGTTCCTACTTTTTGGAACTTAACAGATTCACCTGATACACCATTAACTGTACGAATTAAATTTTTAAGTTTACTACCCATTCTTTGGTATGCCATATGTACCTCAGCTTCAAACTGGGTAATAAAAGCATTGTTTATAGTTGCACTCATTTTAACTCCTTTAAGTTAGTTAGTTTATGTAAAAAGATTATCTCTTTTGGAAGCAATCGTTGTCCTAATTAGGGCGATCCTAATGCCATCTGAGGTCTTATTAAGCTATCAGTTACATAGATAACTTAATAATTCAACGCACAAATTTAAATGATTGTATATTTTCTGTAGGGATTACAGTCAAATCGCCAATATCTGTATCATTGTATGACATATAAACGATTGTAGAACGTTTGTTTTTCTCTAATAAAAAACCTTCTGTAGTATTTATTGCTGGTTTGTATAATTTAGCTTCACTAGGAGAGAGCCATTCAGCATGGCTGATAGCATCTCTCCAAAGTATCTTAACTTTTTTACGCTTTGTTTGAGTATTTTTCGTAGAGGTCAGTAACTTTTTTAATGTATGCTGGATCTTTTGCTCCATCTTTCCAATACCTTTCATCAGCCATCATTGATCTTAAATCTAATGGATCAAGAGAAACATCTATTTTAGTTTCTGTACTTGGTATAGGAGCATCTTTATTTAAAGACATAATTTCTTCTATAGCTTTTACTCCATCAGCTGTACTAGCTATATTAGCTATAGCCGTATAACTACTTTCACTTAGATTTTTCTTTGCCCAAAGATCAGCTGATTCAATTCTTTGAACAGCATTTTCACCTAATAAATTTATCTGTGTATCTCTATCTGGTAAACCAGCTATTTCATTTTGTACAAAAGCTTCTATTCCTTTGTTAAAATCTTCATTACTTAAACCTTTTGATCTAGCTGTTTCTTCCCACCATTTTAATAATGGTTGTTCTGCATCAACATCTATTTGTACTCCATCAGGTAATTCAGGCATTTGCATTTCATATTGCTCAGGTGCATTACCACTAATATCTGCTAATACTTCTTCTCGAATAGTACCAGCTAACTCTTCAGTTCTTTGACCTAATTTTTTTTCTAATGCTTTGTAAGAAGCTCCAAGCTCCTCAACATTTATTTCATTTAAATCGCTATTCCAAAACTTTTCTGGAACGTATGATGGTATTTCTGTTTCTGTATTAGTTTCTGTATTAGTTTCTGTTGATTGATCTTCACTCATTTACTGTACCTCTTTTTGCTTTACTTTTAATTAATCCCACTATCCATCTTTGTCCTTCTAAATGCCATAGCGTTTGATGATTCATTTGTGGTGAACAATATGCGTTGATGGTTAATGATTCCAAATGTTCCAATAATTTTTTGCCATCAGGCTGATTAAAAACAGAGGCATAAATCTTATCTATATCTGTTGTTTCTGTTTTATTGGACTTCTTGGTCTGTAGTTTCTCCCAACTCATTTGGTTGCATATTAGCTTGTTGTTGTGCTGATTGCAACCTTGAAACTACTTCTTGTTGTTCTTCAGGGGTTCTTACTAATTTTTCAGGTAAATTCATTTTATCTACTAAGTATCTAGCTATTTCATCTTGTTTAACTACCATGTTAAGCATATCTGGCCCAAATGTAGTTCCTAATATTTCTGAAAATCTCATTACATCAGCTATATCTTGTTGATGTTGTGCCTTAGATAATGGTGAAGTAGATACTACTTTTACCTCTCTATTATTAACTGTTGGTATTTGTATTTTACCTTGCTTAGTTAATATTCTAATTACCCTTCTTAATAAGGGTGTTACAAACTCTGATTGTAATCTTCCGAATGATGATCCTATTTGTCGTGATAGATCAGACATTCTTTCTGCTACTTCAGTAGCTGACATTGGTGTGCCTTCAGGTCTACCTAATGTCTCCATGTATAAAGCCTTTTTAATATTTGCTCTCATATCTCCTAAGATTAATTGAGCTACATCAAACCTACCAGCAGCTGGAAGTGCTTGTAATCCTCTGCTATTTGGTGCTACAGGAATTAAAGCACCGGGTTGTAATGTAATATTTTCTGGATTTATTACTCCATCATCTTCAAAAGTATATATACCAGATATACTCATTTGAGCATTTTGTAAGATGAGTTCTACTGTTAAGTTTGTAGTTTTAATTGCAGCCATAGCATTAAATACTGGGCCACGACCATAAACTTCTCCTGATGCTTTATTCCATCTAAATGCAATATAAGGATTTGCACCTACACCTTTTAATTCTTTTTCAAAAATCATTTCTTGCATATCCATACAAACTACACAGTATTTATATATTTCTTCATTAGGCTTATCGTAAACTTTAAAAACACCTTCTATTATTTTTGCTTTGCTATGACCATCATCTGAAATCTTTTTTAACATTTCTGGCGACATTTCTGCTTTAGGGTATGCAGTCATAAGATGATTATAATTAATATATCTAGTTCTAAAGATTGTATCTATTTTATTATTAGGGCCATTATTAAGCATAACTCTAGGTAAGGGTATTGCTTGAAAATTTATTGGATTAAGACTATCACCTTCTTCTACTAATATAACAGCTGTTCCAATAGCTAAATCCATGAATGCTTCATGTATTTCTTGATTAAAGTTTGAGCCACCTAGTACTTCAAATACATATTCAGTAATAGCATCTAGTTGTTCATTAACTGCTGGTATTGCATCATCTGGTATTTCTGAACCAGCTTCAAAGTTTGCCCAACGACCATAAGTTGGAACCATTCCAGCTTGTAATCTTGAGGCAAATTCTTGTACTCCGACTACAGCTGTTTCATCAAATATTTTATCTGTTCTTCTTTCTCCTATTGTTTCTTCATAAAAAGATTCTCTTTGTGGCATTGTGTATTCATATGCTTCTTCATATTTATCTTTCCAATTATCAAAAATATATTCGGCATCTCTAAACTTTTTTATAAAAGAAGCTACTCTAGGATCATTACCTGAGTATGGTGCATCAGTTTCTGGGTAAGGTGTATATGGCATTAAAATGTATTATAATCCGAATCTAAAGTTCCACTTTGCATTCTACCTAAAAATGTTTTTGCTGATGATACTAAAAACTTTCTGTTAGGACTACCAGCTTCTTTTTGTCTAGATAACGCTTCAATTCTACGCAAAGCACTTTGATCTCCTCTAGCGGCTGCATCAAAATCATTTGCAACTTTTGGTGTATCTTTAACAGTTATTGTTTGTTGATTGTTTGTTGTTTTGTTAGCATTACTACTACTTCTATTTAAATTTGTTTTTGCTTTATTCATGTAATTATCAACATATTGGCTATATGGTTTTTTACTAGCATAATATGCTGAACTAAAAAATGAAGGCATACCAGTCAATCCAGTAGCTATTGCTCCAGCTATATTCATAAACTTTTTTTGGGAGTCATACATTTGTCTTGATAAAGGAATTTCTTCTTTTCTAGAAGCATTATAAGCATCTCTAGCTTCTGATGTAAAAACTAATCCTTTATCTGTTTGAACACCAGTAATAAATGATCCATTTTTTTGCATAGTACCTAAACCTTGTGATGCTAAATATTCATTTCTTGCTGCAGAATACTCAGTACCATACATTTGATTAGGACTTGTTGTTGAATAAAATCCAGTAACACTATCTCTAGCTCCTTCTACTGGGCCAGCAACAGTTTTTCTAATACCTAGTTTTTGTTTAGCATAAACATTTGCTGCTGCTCCTGTTTGCTTTGCTTTTTCATTAGAAGCTTTTTGAGCTGATGAACCTTGACTACTCAATACTTTCTCCATCTCTAAAGAATCCTGACATACCAGATTTAGAAAATAAACTTCTTGATCCTAACATTCCTTTAGCCATTCTTTTTTTTATTCTAGCTTCTTTTAGTTTTGCTTCTTGGATCTCTTTTTCTTCTTCTTTATTCTTTTTTTCAATATCTTCTCTTAAAGCTTTATCAGCTGGAGTTTCTCTATACTTAGTTGATTTGAATAAATTTCCCATTATAAATCTATTTCAGAATATCCTTCTTTTTTCAACGCACAATATAATTGATATGGTGTAAAGATCCACCATTTATTATATCCAATCAATCTTTGGACATAACTTACACAACTATGTTCTTTAATCCACGATCCCATAAAGCTTGGGAATCCAGTCTTTTTATGTTCCATTTCACCATCTAATACTACACCATTCTTCATTCTAATCATTCTAAAGAATGCTTCAGCAGTTTTATCATTTATTGATTCTACTAATAATTGACCAAATATATATTCTAATATTATCCAATGTTTAGTAGATGGATCATAACTAATAACTCCACAGTGTTTAAATCCTTTTCTAAATTTTTTGGTGTGCTTATGCCCATCTTCGTTTTCAAAGAAGTATATTAAAAACTTGATCTGTTTTGCCATATTGATTTCTTTTTCTTTTTGTCAAATATATTCCAACCTCTAGTTTTAACTACAGCACTAGGTGTTGATATTCCTACTGTTAATTGTTTACCTTCTCCAGCACCCATTAACATATACTGTAAAGCATCATGTACATGAGAATATTTATTTTTATTTGGCTTTTCATCATACCGATCTCCAGATGTTTGTATTCTTCTGTAATGATACCCACCATTAAAACCTTTTTTAAGGTTCACACAGCTATTGTTTAGTAAAAAACCAGACTTGCCTTCTACCAACCTACTCAAAGCTGTTTCTACAGCCTCTATACGCAGAGAAACGTCATTACTTGGAGCTGGTCTAGCCTTAATTCCTTGTGATCTCATTATTTGGAATGGAGTTGCTTCATCTGTCTGCACTCTAAAGTCACCAGCTGGATCACCATAAATATCTATAGTCAATCCTTTGTATGTTTTTGCTATTTCATGTTTTAATAATTCAGTAAATCTAACTATACCCATATCAAAGCATACAAGTTCTTGTAAGATTACCCATCTACCACTTGATAACTTCTGTCCAAAGACTGCTGCTGGTGTCAATCCAAAGTCAATACCAATAAATACATCAGTAGGGAATGGTGCAATAACTTCTTTACTAAGATGTATATCTTCACTCCAACTTGGATAAACAGGCTTGCCTTCTTCTAATGAACCTAGTTTATTCATAACATAAACATCAATCCATCCTTTAGTTTTACCTTTAACTATGTTTTCATAGTAAGCATCTGTAATAAATTTTTTATTTTCGCATAAAGGATTTCTTTTATAACCAGTAAGTTCGCCTTTATCATCTTTACTTTCTAATAATGCTGATGGTTGTGTATGAAAACTCCAGTTATCAGGCTTGACTAACATCAATGCTTCTTCTTTTCGTATGTGATCTGGTACTGGTACATCACCAGCCATGACTGCCCACCAATGATCTTCTTCAGGTGCGTTGGTATCAGCAATAACACCATACCATGATGCACCACCATCACGCATAGAAGGGAATCTACCTACACGCATAGTACAAGCATCAATAATTGACTTAGGTAACTCTCTTGCTTCATTCACCCAGACACCAGTTAACTCTAACGATAGTAATTTCTTTACATCTTCTGGTCTATCTAATGCAAGAAAGATAACTTCTAAGTCTGCATCACCAATAGTAATCTGATGTGTGTACGGAACTGACCATCTAAATGGCCCAAATGTATTTTCTGGAAACCAATCTAGCCATGTTTTAATTGTTGTAGTTTTTAATTGAGGGTTCGTGTTCCTGATAACAGCCCAACGAGATTTTCTTCTTCCGTCAACACCTTTAGATTGTTGAAGTGCCCTTCTAAATATTTCAATACAGCAAGCAACTGACTTACCGCTTCCAACTGGGCCTCGAAGTCCTCTAAAGAAATCGTTTGATTTAAGAAAGCTTCTAAGTGTTTGTCCATCTGGCTTATAATTAAATTCCATTACTTGACTTTTGCAATATGCTCAATCAGTAACTTCTCCCTAACGCTTGGCCCTAATGCTTCAATCATCTTATCAGCTTCTTTATCAGTTAAGAGTGCTTCTGGCAAGAATTTTAAGTGTACTTTCTTAACTATTTTTCTTAATCTTTGTCTATCTTGAAAAGATAGAGGAAATTGTTTTCTATTATCTATATCTACTTCAGCATCAATAGGATCGAAATCAGGTGGTCGTACAAAATTATCTGTCATTAACATTTCCACTTTCTTAAAGCTAATGCTTTACGAGTTGGTCTACCTTTTGAATCTTTCATTGGCCCTTTTACTCCTGACATCCTAGCACAAAAACTTTTTTTTCTACCTTTTGACTTTTTAGTTTTAGGATTAGGTGCTGGTGGTTTTAAATTAGAACCATCTTTGTTTTTAAAATATTTACGACCAGCTGCATTAAGTCCACCTGACGGATTCTGATATTTTTTGGCTACCATTAACTAAACTTTCTATAAGATGCTGTTTTTTTAGCTATTTTTTTAGGCTGTTTAGATACTTGTTTACCTTTAGCTTTTGCTTTTCTTTTAGCTTTGGTAGTAGCTGCATATTCAGATGCACTTAATGCGTTGATTGCTTTAGTAGGAAGATATCTTTCGCCTGTATCACTAGATCGTTTACCAGATTTAGTTCGCCATTTCTGACTACCCCATGCTTTTAAACTTCTTTGTGATTTGGCAAGAGCCATTATTTATATCCACCACCAGCTGCTTTATATCTTTTAGCTAACAGCTGGGCTTTTCTTGCAGACCATTTACCAGCAGCAGTTCCTTGTACAGAACTAGCTTTAATACTGTTAAATAATCTTTTTCTCATGCTTGGTTTAGTATAGTTACCAGCCTGATTTACTTTACTAGGCATTATTTCTTTTTAGTTTTTTTCATACTCATCTTAACGCCTTTCTTCATAGCGTCTTTTTTAGCTGCTCTCATTCCAGCAGCAGAATATGGGTATGTTTTTTTTCCGACTTTAGGCATTTGTTTGTTGCTCCATTATATCTGATTTAAATTTAATGAAATCATCAACAGTTTTGTTGAGGGTTTCTGTTCTGAATTTAAATAACTGTTCGTTCTTTAACTCTAATCTTTCAATCAAGAACTTCACTTGTAATTCTAATTCAGCGTTATGTTTCTTTAAGGTTTTGATCTCCTTACGGATTTCATTGACCTTACTTTCTGATGGTGTCATAGCCATATACCCTTTCTATTCAAAATTTACACAAACTTCAAATAAAAAATCCAGCTGGATCAACACCATGTCATAACCTGACAAGCTAGAACTCTATTAAGTTCCTGTTTTGAAGTGTTGTATAAGGAATATAAATATAAAATACAAATAAACAATTCACATTAACTGTCCGTTGACAGCTTTGAATAAATAACATAATAGCTTTGCCCAAATAACACTAGCTTTATCAGAACCTATCCATTAATTCTTCTATAAGAAATGCTTAATTTATTAAAAAATATTTTTAAAAGGCCCTCTATACATCTTGATGATGGAATAATGCAGTTCTGTAAAGCAGAATATGGTGATGATTGGCGATTTGCTTATGTATCTTATAAGCAAGACGGAAGATTCCCTAACTCAATATCTATCAGAAGCTAAGTATACTTCGTGTTCGTCTTTTTCAGGATGCTTTTTGCCCTGAATAATGCTTACCACATACAAAATAATAGCGGCTATTCTCATTTATTCCGAAACTTCCCCATTCTTTACAATCTTTAACCGAACAAACCTTATGTTTAACTTGTTCTTCTCTACTCCATGCTAGTATCTGAACTATGTTGAAGTACTTTTTTGACATCTAATGTTTGTTTAACACATGTTCACTACTGAACCAACCAGTTTTTAACCCCCACCCCCACCAGTAGTGAACGTAGCTGTGTATCTGCGTTTCCAACTATCCTAGGT